CAAATGTTATTACTGCTTGTGAATCTTGTAAATCTGATGATGACCAAGTTTTATTAAATGGACTCACTGCCCATACTCTTTCTACTGTACCATCATCACCTGATATTATAAGTTGACCTTTAGCAAACCAAACACCATTTAATCCACCTGAACTAGATTGTGCTGTTGTTTCTTCTGTCCATGTAGTTCCATTAAATTTTATAAGTTCAGAGTTGCTAGTTCCATCTGCAGTTGTTAAATATAATTGATTACCTACAGCAGCTATGCCTGTAAAGTTATAGTTTATTGTAAGTGATGTATAACTAGAGTCAGTTACTTCTGCCCAAGTATCTCCATTATCTGTAGATTTATACACTTTGTTTTGGTCTGTAACATACAAGTGACCATTTGTAAGCTGTGCTAAATAGTTATTAGAACCTGCAAATGTAGTACCTGCACCTCTAACATTTTCATCTTGCGTTGTATGTAATAAATGGACATGATAAGAAGTTTCATCATCTCCATGAAATACATCAACACCTTTACTATCAAAAAATCTAGTTGTATCTTTTGTTGTATTGTTTCTTTTATGTGCAGTATCTAAACCTTGACCACCAGAAAAATCATTACGAGAAAATATCTGACCTATGTTTGTAGTAATATCTTCTGGATTTTGTTTTAAATTTATTTCTTGACCAGGAAACTCTGCTGTAGAAATAGTCATTTGTCTATTAGGTGCAATAGCAGCTCTAAACAACAAGTCATCTAAAGCTATATCGTAACCTTTTCTTTTAGGATTTGTTACTTCAGAGGTAAGAGGTACTCTAGGCATTATGTATACGAAATCTTATTAACGGTTACTGGTTCTGGAAACCTAGCTCTTAAATCCTTTCGTGCTTGTTCTATCAAAGCTTGTTGATATCTAAGAAGAGAGTTTCTAATAGTAGATGCAGAGTTAACAGGAAAGCTTTGTGCTTGCATAGATTGTGTTATGTTTTCTGCTGTAGCAGATGGTATATCTCTACCTGCAATCATTTGTGCAGCAGTGCCAGCCATAATTATAGGTTCATATTCGCTTTCTAAACCAATACTTGTTAGTGTATCTGATTCTGCTGTAGGCTCTATAAACTTCTTTTTAAATGTAACAAATACTGTATGACCTGAATTAACATTATATATCTGTACAGCATTAACTTTGTCTGGTCCATTGTTACTGTATGTAATTGTTTGTGACACACCATCAGCATCTGTATATGTAAATGGATTAGGTAAATCTATAATTTCAACAGCTACTCCTGCATATATAGTTCCTGTTTCATCTGAACCTGCAGAAAAATCTGTGTATTGTGATATAGCTTTTATAGGTGCTATTAAGTAATTATCATTAGCACCACTTAAAGGAATGTATCCTACTTTAGATGTAATTGATTTTGTTTCTGTTGCGAATAAAGTTGGATATAAATTTTTAATTTGGTCACATACTGCATCAAAAACAGTATTTCTTGGAAACACAGGGTTAAGCCTCATTACATCATCTACTGAGTGAGCAGCTAATGTAGTTCCTCTAAAAGCACGTTTAACTGTTAGCTGTTCTGCTGAAGTATTTAAAGCAGTAACTAACATCAATTCTCTGTTTACTTCTACTACAGCACCTGGTTCTAGTAAGTCCTCTTCTTCTGATGTTAAGTAATCTGATTCATATTCTACTGTTGTATCAGTAGCGTCTGATAGCATTGCACCTCTAAGAATAGAAAAAGACTGAATGTCATCATTTGGCTCTAGGTACTCTCTGTAAACTCTATCTACTAATTTACCTATAGTTGCACTCATATCCTACCTATAATAGCACAAGAAAAGGGTGGAGGTGGAGTTCCACCCTAATCTTGTAATTAAATTAAGCTACTGCTTGAATCTTGCAGTGGTATGAAGGAGGACCAAATTCGAATCCCATCTCCATGTAAACTGCTTTACCAATTCTAGCGTTAGCATCTTGGTCTAAGTCACGTACGAACACAGTACCAAATCCTGGGATGTTGGTAAATACTGGTTGTATGTAAGCTAGGTCAAGAATAAATGATGTACCTGTTGGCATAATGTCAGGGTCTATAACCATTAATCCAATAGAACCGAATGGGGTTACTACTGTATCAATGTCAACACCTGCAACATTTCTATCTCTAGGAATGATTGCACCTGTTATACCGACATTACCACCAATAAGTTCTGTGTTAAGGTCCAAAAGTTGTTTCGGACTTACACATAGAACAGGTTGCTTTAATGGTGCATGAGCATCATAAAGAAGTTTCATTGCACCTGCAATAGCATCAAAAGAAAGCACTTGTGCTGAACCTGTACCATCCCCTGCTGTGTCATTGTAATAACAATTACCACCTAATGGGTTTAATGATGCAGTGTTTGAAGCATTCTTGTTTCTATTTAACCAATGGTCAATTCCCCACATTTCTCTAGTTCCTGACCCTGGAGTGGTATTAGCACCGTCAGAGAAAGAACCATTGAATGCGAACCACTCAACTTCTCTTGCTACTTTTTCCATTGTCTTTTCCATTTGAAAAGCAAATTCGTCTGCCACTGGGCTACCACCAAAGAAAGCCAATTTGTCACCAGCAGTTGTTGTTCCATCTCCATCTGAGGAGTTGGCAATGTTGTCTGATAAATCAAATGGGTTTTGATTTGCGGTAGATGCCAAAGCGGTATATGTCATTTGTACACCCTTGTGGAAAATCTGAGTTACATATGTGTATGCAGCTCTGTCTCTTCCAAGATATTCTGTAGGTGTAGAACCTTCTTGTCCTTTAGTTGGTTCTGAAGAAACGGTTGCATTATCTTCTACTTGGACTTGCCAAAATGTAGAGTTTAATGTTTTACCGCCATTCAAACCACCAACTGCAGAAAGTAAAGGTGTTCTTTGACCACCAACTTTAAACAATTCACCAGTGAAGTTATTAATGTTTTGTGCATAAATCGTACTGTTTGTTAACGATATTTCTGCCATTTTTATCTTCTCCTATAAATTACTTATTTTGTTCTTTAAGAGTATCCAACATACGCAATTTAGCGTTTATTGAATCTCTTGTACTTGTGTTTGAGTCATTAATGAATTTTGCAAACTCTGATGATATATCAACAGGTTCTGCATTTACACCAATTTTATTTAACTGCTCAACTCTAGATTGAGCTTCTACTACATTGTTAGTTACTTCAGGAGCTGCACTAGGTTGTTCAGAATTACTAACTTCTCCAAACTCTTGAGCAACAAACTCCTTAATTGCCTCTACTGTAGCTTCACCATCATAAAGTTTTGTAACAGCTTTACCTATGCCTTTATCTGCCTCTAGTCCTAATGAACCTAAAGCAGCATTCATAGCATTAGCTTTGAACTGTTTGTTCTCAGCTTTAAGCTTTTTATACTCTTCTCTAAGTTGTTTTATGCCATCTGTAGATTCTTCTACTTCTGTAGCATTTTCAATTTGTGTATTATCTTCCATTATTTTTCTCCATCTTCTCTAGCATATAAAAATCCCATAACATAATCGCTAGGTAATTAAAGGGATTTACACAAGGGTTTACGAATGACAGATAACACACCTTGGCAGTGTTACCGAATTGCAGCCCTATATTTAGTGTGCCGAATCCTGCCAGGCACTACATCTAGTATAGCAGGTTTACGCTTCTGTCAAGCCAGTTACTGCACCTTCTCTAGTTTTTCTTGCACCTAGTTCTACTGCTGATTCTGAAGCAGCTTGTGCAGATATTCTAGATAGTTCTTGTTGTGTTTCAAAATCTTTTGTAACTTCTGCCTGTGCTAGTTGTACTGCTGTATATTCTCCACCTCTCTTAAATCTTCTTGATAACCTAGAGGCAGTTAATGCTCTAGCTGCAGCAGTTTCAAATAGTTGTGATGTTTGCTCAGGTGTACGACTTCCAGACATAAACATACTTGCTTGGTCAGCAGTAAGTTCATCACCTGTTGCTAACACAAATCTAGCACCTATGTTTGCAACTTTAAGTCTTTCTGTAAGTATGTCTGATGTTACTTCTGGGTCTATAGCAATAGCTAATAATACTTCATCATTAACTGTTACTGGTTCTCCGAGTTCTTGTTCAAAATATAATTGATATTGATTGCCAACTGATTCTCTTAACGTAGCATCAAGATTAGTTAAACCTTTTCTAACAGCATCTAATCTAGATTTAAATTCACCAGGGTTTACATTGCCTTCAAGTAATGTAGGAAATAGTGCGTCTATTTTTGTTGCAGCATATCCACCTAATCCTGCTTCGTTTAAATGAATAATAACAGCTTCTTTATTAGATAAGTATGTTGCTTCATTCATACGTAAAGAACCATCAGCTCTCTTTATTCCCTGAAACATTTCTGAATATTCTGGTATAGCTCTCATATTAGCTAATGCAAATTCTGGTTTGCCTGTTTCGTTATAACCCTCAATGTATGCTTGTATTAACTTCTCACCTCTTACAGGGTCTAACTTTGTTAGATATGGAAGTAATACTTTTGCTTGTTCTACAGACATTGATACAGCTTGATTATCTTGTACTGCTGGTGAATCACCAGGTTTAGTCCTACTATATCCTTGGTCTAATAATCTATCTAACTCTGACTTTTCTTCACCTTCTCTTCTATAAAACTGAGCATTCTGTACTTCACCATTAGGTCCATATATCTCTACTTGTCTACCACCTCTAGGTGCATTTGGGTCTATAAAAGGTTTGGTTGCCATTATATACTCCTAATTACTTGTCCACCTAAAGATTTGTTTAGGCTAGCTGCAACATTAGTTGCATAAAACTGATTGTTCTCATTGTAAGCTTTTGTTCTAAATGCTTTGCCAGCTTCTTGATATGTCATAGAAGGTGCTTCTGCAAACTCTAAGTCCATCATATCTGGAGCTTCTCCAAAAATATTTTGATACAAACCAACATATGGTTGTATTATAGTAGCAAAATTTAAACCTTTACCACCATACTTTTCTCCATAGATAGGATGATTATCAAATATATTTTGTAAGTATGAATCTCCTGCATCTTCTCCTTCAGTTGAATATATTCTTGCAACTTTAAGTTGTTCATCTGCTGATAAATTATTATATCCAAATGCTCCTAGATATTGTATGCCTCTTCTCTCAGCTTTATTTTCATTTATAAAATCTGATATATCAATACCTAGTGTGTCATTACCTAGTCTATCTGCAGCAGATGTAAATCTTTCGTAATAAGGACTGTTAGAATCAATGTCATATCCTTCAATCCCTACAACAAAGCCTACAAAGTTTTTAGACTCTGCTTGTCCAACTATACCCTGAGTGTGAACTTCTGTTAAAGCAGACCAACCTTCAGGGTTTTCTAGTTTCCACTCTTTAGGATTTATACCTAATGCTATAAAGGTTTGTTCTAACTGACTCTCCCTTGTAGCTCTTAGATTAGTTAATCTTGCATTTGGTTTACCTGTAATAGAGTAACCTGTCTTACCCATTGCATTTAAAAACTGTATTGTTTCGAAGTTATAAGGTGCTTGTATTGCTAATAGTCTTGGGTCATCCTCTGATATTTCTGCACCATTTACAATCATATCCATAAGTAATTCCATACCTGGATAATCCATAGTTCCATCTTCTTTTTGTACTCCTTCAAAAAACCAAGGAGCTACATCTTGATATGTTTCTATTCTTGCTGCAAAAGTTTCTGCAGGATTCCAATCATTTAAAGAATTATATGCAGTAGATATATCTTTTAATTTAAGAAGTTCATTACCAATTAATGTACCTGGAGCTGTAGTTGTAACTGAAGGTCCTACTCTTGGTTGGTCATCTACAGTATTAGAAAAACCATTTGGATTATATATAGAGCCACCGTTATATGCAATCCAAGAAGTTCCTGCTGATTGCCCTAATATTGAAGACACATCCCATAACCAATAATAATGATTACCATCATAATATACTTGTTCAGGTGTAGGTTTTAAATAATGTCCTTTATAACTTGAACCTGATGCTGCAGCAGAAGAACTTTTAAGTTCTTCTACAGTCTGACCAGTATCTATAGTTAATTCATCTTGTTCCATTATTTTTCTATTCCTAACTCTTGTCTACCTTCTCTAGTTTTTAAATTTGGTATATAGTATTGATGCAATACTTTAGTTACTGTACTATCTGGGTCAGATAATTCTTTCATGTCATCTTTTAATTCTTGTTTTAAATTCATATTGTGAACTTGTAAATAGGCTTCAAAGTATGAGTTCATAGCATCTTGTATATCTTCAGCACTTCTACCTTCTATTTTTTGTCCTTGAAGAAATGGTTTTACTCTTGCTCTATACTCTGTCCATTTCACTAATGGGTCACCGCCTGTATCAAAACTTTGTGGGTTGTTTCTAAGTCTTTCTAAATAGTGAGCTGTAAATTGTGCAGAAAACTTTTCATTATTATTTAACTTATCTTTAAGTTCATCTTTCGTAAATTCTTTATTTACTTTATCAAAGAAAGTAGTAATAGTTGAATCTGGTTTATCTCCGTCATAAAACTCTTCTACATTAACTTGAAATACTCCATAGTCTTTTGTTTGATTTGGATTAGTGCCTGTTACACCTGTCTGCATTCCTGATTCAAATGACGCAGTCATTATTAATGCTGGTATCAATGCATCTTCTACTCCTAAGTTTTTTAAGTACTCAACTAATTCTTTTACTCTAACTTTTGCCATACTTACCTTCCTGCACCAAATGCATTTATTATTCTTCCTAAACCTTGTCTATATGCATTATCTTCCTGTTGTGTTCCTACTAAATCAGCAAATTGAGTTTGTAAATAATTATCCACTCCATATCCTAATGCTTGTGTTATTTGTTCTCCAGAAGGAGGTTGTTCAATAAAATAATCTTTAGCAGGCAAACCTTCTTTTTCTCGTCTTAACATATCAGTTTCTGCTTGTCTAAGTTGATTCTGATATTGTAGTTCTGCTTCACTTTGTATCTTTGTAAGTCTTGCTATTTCACCTCTAGCAAATGCTTCAGCAGCTTGTAAGTCTAATTGATTTAAAGGAACACCTAAATAATTTTTACCTTGTGTAGATATTTGTTGTAATAAAAACTCTGATGAAGGCAATGGTATGACTGATGCTCTTGAGTATGCAGCATCTGTATCTGTAAAGTCTATATCATCTAATCCATCTAAAAAGAAATCTCTAACAAATCCTAGAAATGCATTATTATTTCCTTGTGTAGCTGAAGCTATATCAAATAAATCTTGTTGACTTATTCCAAACTCACCTTTTGGATTCATATACGTAAAAGCTGCCTCAACTGCTTCTTTTGTAGCGTCATCATATTGACCTGCATTATATGTACCTGGACCTAAGAATCCAGCATTAACTAATGCTATTTGATAATCTATAACTCTTTCAGGTGGTATATTTTCTAAAAATGTATCTGCTATTCCATAGTTATATAGTGGTCGCATATCTGGGTCACCGCCTACAGAAGCTCTGTAACTTTCTAAGAATGGGTCATCACCTAATCCATAGTAAGTTAAACCATCTGCAAGTTGTCCTCTTTGATATATAGATAATGCACCTAAATCAATATCTGCTTCTATTTCAGCTATTCTGTCTAAGTAAGAATCTAACTTACCATCTTTCTTATATTGTGCATATGCTTCATCTTGTAATTCTTGTGATGTCTTTTCTTTTGGTTCTGTTGTATCAGCTCTTCTAGAAAATACTGAAGGTCTAGATACTCTATCTGCAACAGTAACTTCTGCAGCTCTTGCTTCATTAATTGCATCTACTTCATCTACAGAAGGTTGATTATATCCTTCTCTCATTAAAGATACACCTTCTTGTAATCCTTCACCTAATAAATAGCCTAATTGTGCTGAAGGGTCTGCAGCTACAGGTGTACCACTAAACAGTTCATTTATCTCATTACTATTTAAATTGTTAAGTAAATCTACAAGTATAGTTCCTATATTGTAACCAAGTTGAGCTGTAGGGTCTGTTACTAATGCTGCTTGTTCATTTGATATTCTAGAAGTCTTTAAAGCTTGTCCTATTCTAAACCAAATATTTTTTTTCTTTTCGTCCATACTATCTATCTATCTGAATCTCCGTAAAGTCTTCCTCTATTTCGTATCTTAATACTCCATCATACACATAATAAAAGTCAGGGTACTGACTAAACAACTGCTGTGCAAAAGCTCTTAATGATTCTCTAAGTGGCAAGTAATCTGCTTTTTGAAGACTTGCATTAGGACCATCTATAGCTTGTATTTGCAAAAGCATTTGGTTTCTTCTATCTAAGTACATAGACAAACCCTGCATGGAAGGTAAGTCTTTGACCTTTACCTTATCTCCATTAGGTAATTCTACCAAACTTTCTCCTTCAATTTGTAATAATTGAGTTAATTGTTCTGTTTTTGCCTGTGCGTCTATAGATGAAGCAACGGTAGAAGTTTGTCCATAACCAGGATAAAGTTCTCTTAAACCGTTTCTAATCTGCGTTAAGGCATCATATTTTGCTTCTGCTGACATGTTAGTGTAGTATCCGCTTTCAAATAGTAATCTTCTTTGATACTCGTAAGCTAATCTACCTTGACCTTGTCTAATAGCAGTAATGTATTCTTCCTCTGTTAAATCTACTCTATCTCTATTAGCGAATGCATCTGACCATGCTTGGAAGTTAAACTCATCTAATGGATTATCAGGATATAAATAGTATGCAACATCTTTATATCTATCCATAATATCTTTATTTGCTTCTGCAAACTTAACACCTTCGTCTGTATAAGAACGTTTCTTTACTTCTCTTGATTTAGATGTAAGTATTGCAGTAGGGTCTAATCCAAATTGATTAACAAACTCTTGTGTTGCTAATACTTGGTCACCATCATATTTAGCTAATATCCTATAGTAAGCATCAGCAACTAATGATATTCCAAACAAATGATGTTTAGGGTCTGAGTCTTTATATTTAGCAGGGTCAATATGTAAAGCTCCACCTGGTGCTACTTCTACTTCATATCTCAATACAGAACCTGTAGGAGCAGCAAACTGTACTAAACCTCTAATAGCTGTAAGAACAGTAGCAGTGCTTTTAGCTTTCTCTAACATATCTGCTTGTTTCTGAGGAGTACTATCATCATACAATCCTGTAGTTACAAACATCTTTATAACATCTTTGTATGTGTTGTGATAGGTTCTAGCAAACTCTGGATTATCACTACCTATAGATAAAAACTTTTTTGCCCATGATGGTATTAATGCTTGTACATACTCTAAAGGATTTAATGGGTTGCCTGTTTCTCTACCATATGGAAAAAATACTTTGTCTATCATATCACTACTTGGAAATGCTTTAGATGCAGGATATGCAACAAGAGGTCCAAGACCAGGAGCAGGGTTGCCTGCAATCATGTTAAGTGATGATACATAACCTTTTAATCTTATTTTAGCGTCTGGTGCATTGTCCATGACTTCTCCTGTTACAGGGTTTGTATATTGTCTACCATCTCTGTTACCTTCAAACATCCAATTAGATAATGCTTCTCCTCCAGGAAAGAAAAACATTTCTTCTCCTGTCATATCATCAACATGAAAAAATCCTTCATCTTCATCTTCTAATCTAATTTTTCTAGCACCTTCTACACCACGTGATATCTTACGTGTTGCTAAAAGTTTTTTCTTATTTAATAATCTTGACCATGTACCTATAATCTCTAGATAAACTTCTGCGAAAGGAAACGCAAGTCTTAACATATCTGATACAACATGACGTTTGTTTAGGTCATAAAGTAATCCTTTTGTTTCTGTAAGTGCGTATGCTTTGGCAGCATCATCAAGTTCATCTATGTTATCTATTGTAAGTAACCTGCCTTCATCAGCAGATACTTTTCCTGTTTTAGCAATTTTATCTGCATATTTTTTCCCAAGGTTTGCTTTCTTACCTTGTCTTAATAATTGTTTTCTTAAAGTATCGTCAAAGTATGCAGCATTCTCTTCTATAAATCTCCAGTAGAATTGTCTAAATGCAGGTGACCTAGATAATCTATTTGTTGGAGCTGACATAACTATTGTAAATAATCTTTCTATAGCAGCGTCATAAGAATTAATTCTTTCTCCATCTAAATCAAAAGCAGATTTTTTCATAACATGATATTGTTCATATGGGTCTTTGTTCTTTAACCATGCTGCGTAATGGTTATGGTCTGCAATAGTCATATCTCTACCAAATGTCACTTGTTGACCGTTAAGATTTAAATACACAGGTTTTTTAGATTGTCCTGCTTTTACTTGTTGTAGTAATTTACCTTGAGCTATATGTTCTAATATTTCACTATCACCTTGTTTAGTTAATTCAAAATCTATAGTTGAGTTAGGACTTCTTCTTGTTCTATATTCTCCAGCAACATCATCAAACAAATGTCTAGTTCCATCTGGTAATACTTCATATGCTTTGTAAGAACCACCAGCTTTGTAGTGAACTCTAGCTAATACAGAATCTATGTATGCATCTGCTTTAACTCTATCATTCTGCATTTTAAACTTTTGATATTTACCAACATCATCTGAACCATATGACAATGCTGTTCTCCAATCAGATAAATCTCCATCCCAGAATCTTTGTTTAATGTCATCTACACCAGCTCTAAATGCTTTATCGTTTAATCCACCTTTTATCATTGCAAGTTCTGCTGCAATAGGGTCATCAGCTAACTGCATAATTTCTGATGTTGCAGATGTGTAATATCTTTCTTCACCTTTTTTAACTCTCTTAAATGAAAATGTTCTTTTAAGTTTGTCAGAATCTAAGATACCTCCATGTGATTTTGACATGGCTGCTTGATGTTCTAATGAATCTGCAAGTAACTGTTTATCTCTTATATCTATTGCACCCTTAGCTCTTTTAATTACTTCATCTACATCTAGTTCACCTTTACCAATTCTATCTAATACTTTCTTTCTTGGTTTACCAGCAATCCAAGCAAATGCTGATAGTGGATGTGTAAATACATTATCTAAATCTGCAGCCCACATACGTATTTGTTCTTCACCAACAACACGTGCTGTCCACGCACCTCTAAGAAGTATGAAAGGTTTCCATGCTTTATTCATGTAATAATCACCTAATAATCCAACCCAACCTTGTGATAGTTCTTTTACAGATTGTTCATCTTTACTTAATCTAAAACTTCTTCTAGCAGACTTAGTCATAAGTCTTGCTGTTTCAATAGCAGTTCTGTCATCTTTCATCTGTAATTCATAAAGATTTTTTACAGGTTTAGATAACATCTTTTCAAATTCATTTACTTGTATTTCAGATTTATTTTGTAACTTAACTGTAGATTTAGCTTGTATCAACTGACCTCTACCTGCAAGCCTCATCCAAAACTCTCTAGCAGGACTAAACACTCTTAAAAATAATCTTGCATCAGGAAGTGGTATATTACCACTAGCTAGATACTCTGATATAAGATGTGCTGTAGGTCTGCCTGTAACACTAGCAACCTCATTAAAATTTGCTTCTTTCATTAATACATTGATAACATCATCCATAGTTTCTGCATCTACACCCTTATCTTCAAAGAACTGCAGTATTTGATTAGGCGATATCTTTTCGTCAGCTAATACTTTAAATCCATTTTTATCTTTGTATCCTGGTTTAGATTTTATAAACAATGACCTAAGTAATACTTTTAATCCTTCTTTGTCTGTATAAGTTCTTGGACCAGCAACATTTACATTTTTGTATTTTCTTAATAATTTTTGTGCTTCTTGTATAAGTTCTTCAGTTACTGTTTCTGCTGTATCAATAACAATTACAGGTTTATTACCTTTTTGTATTCCGTTTTTAATTTTAGCTTTAGAGTTCCAATTACCATTAAGTGCGTAATTGTATGTACCTCTAGTGCCTTTACCTGCAGGATTAGTAGCAGAGTTATAAACAATAACTGTAATATCTGAATCATCTACATTTCTAATACTTCTTCTTGCAAAGTATTTACCCTGTGGCATTACATCTCCATAATCAGGTCTTTCTAATTCATCAACTTCTTTTTGTAATTTTCTAACTTTCTTTACTAAAGAGTCATCATCTAAATCTGCTTTTCTAGTTTCTATATCACTATTAATTTTGCTAATTTTACTTTGTATTTGATTAGCCTCTTTACCCATTTCTTTTAATTCTTTTTGATATCCAATCATATCAAAATCTTCATAATCTAATTCCTGTATTCTTTTAGCAGGATTGTTTGGGTCTATCTTTGCTTCTTGTAAATTTCTTACAAATCTTAATATTCTAGATTCTGCTTCTAATTGTGCTATATCTCTAAGTACATCTCTATCTTTACTAGGAACTTGTACTGATGTTTCTTTAATTCTTTTACCTGCTTGTGTAACACCTCTAGTTAATTTACCTGCAAGTTTTACATTTAAAGCTTCTAATGCATCTCTTGCAACTATACCTTTTTTAATACCCTCTAGTATTTGTTCCTCTGTTGCAGCAGGAGATAGTTTAGAATTTTTTATACCTTTTAACAAACCTTCACGTGTTCTTGTTTGTCTAACAAGTTGGTCATCTAATTGAGGTAATACTTGCCTAGCTACTTTTCTTGTGCCTTTTCTAGCAAGCTGTGTATTTTCTAAAGATTGTATAGTTCCTTTAAGTTCATCTATTTCAAACTGTCTAGCATCTTCTACACCAAGTTCTGTAAGTTCTGGTGCTAAATCGTCATACCTACCTGTCTTAGCTCCTTGAGCTGATACAGTTAATCCTGGTGTTCCTTTACCGCCTGTTTCTATATTTAAATCTTTAGCAATTCTCAATGCTTCTATATCTACACCTGTATTACCACCAGATATAATTTTGTTTGGTAATACATCAGCTTCTGCTATATCAGTTGCTATTCTTCCTACGCCTTCTACTTCATCTATAAATAATTCTTGTAACTGCTGATTATTCTTTACACCTTTAATTTTTAGGTTTACTTCATTTACAACTCTATTTAAAGCACCGATACTATCTTTTAAAGTAAAATCTATTTTATTTAAGTCATTACCTAATGCATCTTCTATATCTATCTTTTGACCTGACCATGCTTCTTCTCCGTACTTTGTATAAAAGTATTTACGTGCTTCATCTACTGATGCAACAAACTTACCAATTTGATTAACTACTTCTTTAGGTAAACCTAGTGCTTCATATTTATCCATTATGTGTCTAAGCACTCCACCTTCTCCTGAATATATATCAAGTACCATATTTAATTTTTGTAATTCAGATGGCAATCCTTCTAATTCTTTTAGTGTGTCATCTTGTATTGCTTCTGCTATTCTATCTAATGCTTTATTAGCTACATCATCATCTACTTTTGAAAACTTCATCCAATCTTTTAATTCAAAAAATGTATTGTTTAAATCTGATGTATTTAAATTAGGTGCTGGAAACTCATCAAACAATCTATTAAACATACTTGTTTGACCCTTTAACTTCATAGCAGTTTTCATACCAACTGCTTTTTGTGCATCACCATATCTAATGCCTGCACCAAGTCTTGATAAAGAACCTTTAAATAATAAACTGTTAGCATCAAATCTATCGTTTATACCTGCTAATGGGTCTTTGATAGCTTCTATTAAAGTATCTTTAACTACTTGTTTGTCATTAGTATCTCTAAGTTTTTTATATAACAATGCATCTGTTTTGCCTTGACCTTTCATAAGAATATCTATTTCATCATATGATTTAGCATCAGCAAACATTTGTGCAATGTCATCTCCTACTTTTGTACCAAACCAAGCTTCTGCAGTTGGAGTGTGTACAACTTTTCTTACAGCTTTATCTATCAATCCTGCATTTTGTAATTCATAAGTTTTATTAAAAGTTCTACCTACTTTTCCTGCTTTTGCAAAACCTGCACCTACATATGTTGCTGGGTCTGTAAATATTGTGTACGCTGCATCAATAATACCTGACATAATATTAAAACCTTTTGTTCCTGGTTCAAATACTTCTACTGCTGTAACACGACCAGGAGATAACTTAACAGTACCTTTTCTACCTCTATAAGTTCCTGACTCACCTTCTCTTGTATCAAACTCTAACTGTGATATAGGTTTGCCATAGTAATCTTGTATAATTCCTTTTACTTCATCAGGGTCTGCACCTCTACCTACAAGTTCTTTGTATATCTCTGTATCTTCTGCAACAGTAGAGTTACCAAAATATCCTTCTCCTAAATTAACTTTACGTCCAGCTCTTAATTCTTCTATAGCTCTAGATGCTAATGTAGGACCTTGGTCTTTTAATGACTGTCTTATTTCTGCAACACCTGCTGGGTCTATCAAAGGAATAAGTGTTCCTATACCAGAAAATGCTAACATAGGATTCATTTCTCTTTTTGCATAATATTTCATAGCACCAGTTCCAAACTTCTTAACAAACTGTGATGCTGACTCCATACCTACTACTGCAGTTCTAACTGCACCTCTTGTAATAGCTTTTGTCTTATCCCACCAAGATGTTTCTTTTTCCATAAACTTATCTATGAGTGCAGTAAACTCTGGACTCTCTGCTGTTAATCCCATCAATGCACCTGCAACTTGTACGTCTTTAGGTAAGAAACCAAAGTTCTTAGAAATGTTAGACATGTTTTGTGGTATCTGAGGATTTTGTCTAAAGTATTCTTCTACTTGTGCAGCTTGTGCTAGATATGCTTCTTTCCAGTCTTGATTGTCGTTATCTTCCCAAGGAGCATCAAATGTCCATGTATAGCCCATTTATCCCCCTGGTAAAATATCTTCGTCCATTAAAGCTAATATGTCTTTGCTTGGCAATACTCTATACATTGCACGAAGAATCATGTTAGCTTCCATTACTCCTGACTGTCCTAATCCAGCAATATTATTGCCTGCTACATCTTGTCCTGGAAACTCAGTAGGTCTTTTTATATCTTGTACAATATTACGTGCATTTACTACAGGCTCTGGATTTACATTTGCTTGTTGTAATCCTGTAGATATACTTTCATCTACAAACATTTCTGCACCTGATTGTAAATCGTCTAACTGTTTACTTTCTCCATGAGATGTTGAATAAAATTCACCTTTATTAGTTGTAGGTTTAAAGCGACCCAAAGATACCTCCCATATCATCTTTTATAATTACTACATCTAATCTTCCTACATTAGGAATATAAGCTAATGTAATTACATCAATTATTGTTTCGTTATCAAATATAATATTTTGTTCATCAACTTTTTTTAAATTTTCTGTAGCAGCATCCCACATAGGTTGTTCTTCTACTGAGTAATTATTTGCAATAATTTTAGCAAACTCAAAATTTGTATTATCCGCCAATAGCTCCTCCTAACATTGCAGCTAAATCAGGTGGACCAACTTGTTGTTGCATAGCTTGCTGTTGCATTAATGCTTGTTCTTCTGGACTTGGCTCTTCTCCTGATGCACTAAAGAACTTTTCTAAAACTTTACCAATATCTTTTGGATTATTATATATCTGTACTACTGCCATCATTGCAGATTTATCACCTTGTTGTGATTGTTGTAACAGCATCTGGTATAATATATCTTCAGTCTTTTGTTTTGTTATTCTTTCATTTATCTGACTAAGATTTTCTAAACCATCCATCTCTTGTTGGAAAGTTTCTTTATCTATAATACCTGCTTGTAATAATTGCAAACCAGTAATTATTTTATTAGGTGCATCAAATGAAGCCATAGCTCCATACTTTCTTCTTGTAATATAGTTTTTGTCTATATCAGTGCTAGGAGTATAAGACTCTGAGAAAGAAGCACCTTTGTATGTACCTGATATAGGTTTTCTTTTTTTACTAAATAATGCTTCATCTAGTTCTAATCTTTTGGCATCTATCTCTTGTAAAGCATATTCAAGTATTGTGTGATACTCATTTACCATTTGACTTACGCCAGACTCCAGTTCTTCTAGACCTCTTCCTGTTACAAATGAGTTTGGTGAAATAGCGTCATCTTGAACTGGATATCCAGCGACAACTCTAAGCTGTCTTTCTAACCTACCTACTTGCTCAAATAATTGATATGGCAAGTTTGTAGTAGGTTTCACTACTTGTGAACCTGGTGTTAGATAATTTATTGAATTTCTACCTTTACGGTATTGTCCTGATTCTATTTCTCCAACTATGTTTGTTTCTGTAAATACTGCATCTTCCATAGCAATAACACTAAGTATGTTTATTTTTGCCATAGATGCCATAAGACCTATAACTTGGTCAAACTGTCCTTGTAATCTATCAAAACTAAATCTTTTAGCAACAACAAAAGCTGGACCTGATTTAAGAGGATTAGGTACAAAATCAACAATCTTCTTAGATGCAACGTGTACAACGTATGTACCTTCTATATTCATGTATTCAAGTATTACATCACCATTTTCATCTTGATTTTCCCAACTACCATCATTTGAGTAATTCATATTGTAACTGTTGTATGATTCACTTCCTTCTGATTCTTTTGCTTCAAACCATGATTTAAGCTCTGGATACATATCTATTAAGTTTTTAATAGGTACTTTTTGTATAATTGCTAATTCTTGTGGTTTTTGTTTATTACCAAAATAACCAGGAAAACAATCGTATGGATTTCTTAGTTCTGCACATGGGTACATGTTTCCATTCATATCCATCTTTGTAGTTATAACCCATACAGCAAAACCATAGCCAGGTAGCCATCTAGCTACTTGAGGCAACTGTAATTCTAATTCTTGCATTTTATCGTATGCAGTAACGATTCTTTCTAATTTATCTTTTTTAACTTTGTTTCTCTGGCTATCTCTTGCATTTGTAATATGTACATCAAGAGTTGGTACTTTACCTATCTTTTGAGATAATCTATCTAAAGCAGACAACATAAGGTTTGGAGCTGGTATAGTATACGCTTCGTTGTTATCTAGACCTGGTCCAAGTAATTGTCTTATTCCATCTTCTCCACCATTTAAAATTGCTCTATATCTCGCTCTATCTATTAATGCTTCATCATGCATTCTTTTTAGATAGGACGCTCTCTCAATAATGTCTTGCGGTTTCATCTATCTCCAAGGTGTTTCATTCCATTGTATACTATTATAACCATCAAAGCTAGGAGTGTAGTCAATTCCTATATCAGCATAAGTAAGTTTTGTCAAGGTTCTAACAACCTTCATTGGAAACCAACTAGCCATAACTATGTCACTCTTGTATCCCTTACCACCTTTACCTTTAGAAGCAAAGTAGGTAAGTTGTTTTGTATACAATGTAGTTTTATCTTGTGCTTCTCCATCTGCAAATGGTAGTTCTATCATACCATCATTAAACATAGGAGCTAAACTTGTAACACCAAATCTTTCATCCCATTTGTTTTTATGTGTTTCATGTCCTTCTAGTTTTATTCCATGTACATTACAATATTCTTTTATTGTCTTATCTTGTCTAATAGCTTTTTGAAATCCATTTTCTTCAATAACCCAATGGTAACAATTATATTGTTCGTACCATCTTCTTATTAACTCAAATGCTTCATCTAGACCACCACCAAGATGATTGTCTAAATCAACCATTGTAAGTTTAATTTCGTGATTTAATGTTTCTACTGCCCATAAAAAGCCTGCTTGATAACCTGTAGCTGCAGGGTCAAGTCCTGCTACTAAGTAAGCACCCTGCGGTATTGTTCCTATTGACATATTAGGTACATAACACTTTGCTATCATTTCAGGATTAAACAATCTAGCAGCTTCTGAGAACGCTTTATTTAAGTAAACCATTTCAAAGTTCTTTAAACCACCTGTAGTCATAGAATCTCTTTTACGATTCATTAACCACTTGAATGTTCTTTTATTACTCCAAAGCATACAGTCAACATGGTCTTCTTCTTCTAACTCTGATTTAGAACACATAGAATCATGTGCTTCTTCTACTATAGTTTCCCATGCTTCGTTTTCTAACAAAGCAGAATACAAATCATCAGGATGCTGTCTTGACCCAATAATCACCATTGCTGTATGTTCCTCTTTACGAGAGCCAAGAGTTGTAGTCCACCAGTTCTTTGTATTGTTTCTTGATGCAGGTTGCATTGTAGAACTGTGGTCCTCAATATCGTCTGCAATAATTATGTCACAGTCACGAGAAAGTATCTTACCACCTCTACCTATACCTATCATTGTAGGTGACTTTATACCAGATACAGTTCTAGTAGATACAGTAAATCCATTTTGTGACCAAGACTTACCTGTTCTACTTGCAGGCTTAAACTGTCCACCAGGTCCACAAAAATCTTCTTTTAATTTTTCATTATTTTCTAAAGTATCTATAACTGATGACACAGAGTTTTTAGCAATATCTTCGTTACCACCTACCCACATAATTCTTATATTAGGATTTCTACATATAAGCCAAACTACAAAGTGTATAAGCAGTTCTGTTTTTCCATGACGAGGTGGACTAAGAATCATTTGTTGCCCACCATGAAGTAAAGCTTTGTTAATTGCTTTTATCCATTTATCGTGAAAGTCTGCAGTTTCAAATGGTACACCCTGTTCTGTTAAAAAATATCTATCTCTAAAATTTATAAAGTCCTCTAAAGATTGTTTTGCATCATCAGATACCTCCCAATCTTTTGCTTGAATATCTTTTTGTATATCTTCTCTATACGCAGCTAACATACGTGATATGTGTGCAGTAGAACAAGACAAAGCATCTGCTACTTCTTGTTGTGTTATATTTTCATTTATTAAATCTAGTGCATAACCTTCATCTTTAAATTTGTTATATAATGCACCTCTTCTTACAGTTGCAGACTTAGGTTCGTTTACAGCTTTCTTAGGAGGCGTATATTCTTTGCCAGATTTTTTTGCTCTATACATACGCATAGATTCTCTTCTATAACATTTTTGCGAGCAGTATTTAGTTTTGCCAGGTGGTAATGGTGCTGTGCATTCATCTGCTATGCAGATTACATTGTTTACCATTTTGTTTTATTAGCCCAGTAGGCTGCTGACATTTTACCTTTCTTAATATTCTTAGCGTGCCTAGCTTTAAAAGATTTACGTCTAGCCTTCTGCTTTGCTGAACTAGGATTTTTACCTGCACCTGACACACCTTGTTGTCCAAATCTAATTAATTTTAATTTATGTCCTTCTTGTGCTAAAACAACATGTGACTTCTTAGGATGCTTAGGTGTACGTTTTGGTTTGTTAACACCTTTAAGTCCATGTTTTTTAAGTAATGCTTTTTTTCTATTAGCGTGTGACATTATCTTTTTTTCTTTCTAACAGCTCTAGACTTTTGTACTTTTTTCAAATCTATATACCGTCCTTCTTTATAAGCCTTAGCTGTACTTCGAATCTCACGTGCCACAGACGACTTAGAATTTTTTTTATTTTGTAAATACTTAGAAGGTACGCCTTTCTCATATTTAACTTTTCTTTTACTTTTTTTTCTTGGCACGTTTTTTACCTTTTTTCTTTATATCATTATCTTGAGAATGACCACCCCTAATAAAAGAGTTAACTCTACCCATAGCCCAAGCTGCCATAGAAGCTGATTTACTTCCTGAAGAAAGGTATGCTCCTTGTCCTCGCCTATAGACCTGAGCAAGTTGCCCATACGTATATTTGCTCTTTGCAGCTTTAGCTTGTAAAGCTTTTTTAGTTTTAGCATTGATAGGTTTTCTACTAGGCTTTTTCTTCGGTGGCATTTATTTTCTCCATATTTTCATTATAGTCTTGTACAAATTTTTCTACTAAGGTATCTATCTTTGATACATTAGGTTTTTTGTTTATCAGAACACTTCCACATGCTTCTGACAAGTCAATAGCCCACTCCTTTAAAGTAACTGGGCTACTGAAAATATTTACTCCTTTTTTTATTTTAGCCATGAGATATTTAGTATCCCATAGATTTACTCTTCCTCTTGGATGAGTATCTCTTTTTTTTGCCTTTTTTTCCTACTGGCATTATTGCTCCTTCGAATTATTTTATTATATTGCGTACAACCAAGATTACCACATTTCTTAATAGTCCTACGTAAAATCAATTTTTTATTGCATACTTTGCAAATTTTGATTTCTCTCATTTTATAATAATAGCAGGAGGTTAGCTAGGTTTTCCTCCTTTACCTAGCTAGTCCTCCTAAGCCACTTCATCAAGCAAATTAAAACTTACGTTAATAGTACGTACTACGTTCGTAGCGAGAAGGTCCTCAATAGGCACTATCAAAGAGCGTGAAAAAAAATTTTTATTTTCAGCATCTACAATCCTGTATTTGTCGTCTATAAGCCAGTCAATAATGTATGGCACTAACTCTTCTGGATTCCAGTAAAGAAGTTGGTTGGTTGGGTAAATCCAGTAGAAAAGAAAATCAGGGAATGTTTTTAACGCACATCCAATAGTTTTTGTATCCCCATACACTATTTGTACTTCTAGTGCTACATTCCCTGTATCTTCCGCCCTGGTGTCAGTTTTTACTTCTATGTATCTAGAACCTAATTCATTATTTATTATAAAGAAATCAGCACCTTTCTTTTGTTCTTCCTCACGTGCATCTCTTACAATAAATTTAGATTTACCATCTGCTCCTTGAGATTCGTAATATGACTTAACTAACTGCTCACCTTTCTTACCGATAGCTAGTTGTTCTTCAAAATCAAACATTTATCCTCCTGTAACTTGTAATAAGAATATCATAGCACTATAGTAACTTTAACAAATAGTTTTTTACAACTAATAGGTTACAGGTAAGAGCTATCGGACGGCAAAAAGCTGACTGCATCTTATCATAAGATGGACTGGGATTACCACAAAGTCAGTACCCAAGGACCTACGAAAGTGAAAAATTCAAAAATTTTTTATATGCGTAGCATATATGTCCGCTATGTCCGAAAATCCCCCACTCGAACGTACTATAAAAAAGGAGTATTTTACTTCTTTTTTACCAGTAAGTGTGCTAATATACTACACAAGGGAAGTTGATTGTTATAACTTTGGTAATGCCTGTAACAGCCTGTAACTTACTCTAGCAATAGAGTTTCATACCAAAATAATTAGCTTCCCTTAGTTTTTTTTGTAGACAGAATTACCAGTAATTTCTTGATTACTTACGTATATACCATACCCCTACCCCACATTAAAACCTCCCTATGCATACGCACTCACACAGTGCATACCTACAGGCACTATCACATTATCTATATATTGTATGCCTCTATATGTACACTATATATTGTATGTCGTAGCTATATGGTAGTGTTTTGTAAAATAATAACTATCCTTGTATTGAATACCATACATAATATAATCTATATACAATTCATCTATTCTCTTATTCATCAGCATGTTAGTTTCAATGTTTCTCTTATCCAACGAGTAGACAAGTTCTATTTCCCTTCTAGCACATTAGTAAATTTCCTTTATAACAAAATACTGCTACGCAGTAAAAGGATATAAACTCACTTGACAAACGTGCTTATCTATCAATTAATGGAACTTGTCAGTAGATAAGTTTCATAAGTATCAAGCTATATAGAAAGGAAAATATCAAAATGGCTAATACATATACTAAAAGAGACGCAATGTATGACTTAGGAGGTATAGGTAATACTAACTTCGTAGGTCTTAAACTTACAGGCTCTAACTCAGTAAAAGAGGACGGAACTAACTCATATCATATACTTGTTAGAAAAACTCCGTTTTCTTTTACAAAAGCTCATGAGGGTACACTTAGGAGCTATCAAGCATATAAACAATTCAAGGATATATGCGAGAATAATCCTCAAGTACTCAAGAAAGGCAAGTACAAACTAAATGCTAAAGGTCAAATACCTAAAGCATTAATT